GGCGGTAGGAGAGAGGCCTTAAGCCTCAGGGGTTGCTCCTATATCACGAAATTGTGATATAGGCAAGACTTTCCAGGTCTTGCCCTCCAAAAGAACCTTTAAACGGGTTCTTCATCGTCGGGGACTCACACCAATTAGGTGCGATTCCCCATTTCGTTACGTAACGAGTACTGTCATGCCTGACAGTAATTGAACCGTTACGTATTACTCCCTGAAGGAACGAGAGGTATAGGCCTGTCCTATTGTAAAGGATAGGCTTGCCACCTCGCGGCACGAAGATAACCTCTTTCTCAGTATCAATACGAATCTTAGATACCTTGGGGACCCAACGCTTGTAAGCGAAGGATCCTTGACGGTAAATAGGTTTCGCGAGATAACGAGTTAGAGGTATCTTAATACCACAATCGTCGGCTTCCCACGGAGGTACCTCGAAACGAGGGCACCGTGAAAGAAGCAAGCGTACAGTCCTGCGCAATGGAATGCGATTTTTAAAGGACCATACGTTTAGACGATTTATCAGAGAGTAAAAGTCTTGAGGGGTTGCGAGGGATCTACAATAGACCCCCCGAACATTTTGACCTCGAAAGAAGTCAGAACCACAAGACTCCCGAAACGGACCTTCCAAAAAGGTCTTATCTGCGTTTACCTCAAAACCCAAAATGTTAAGGAGACGTATAACCTTACCAGCTATTACACTGGGACAGATTATATCATCTCCAAAAACACTAAAGGTCCCGAGGCGGCTCCCGTGTGGCGAGACTAAAAAGGTTTTACAAAAGCCGGAGCTCTCATAAAGTTCCTGAAGTCCCGACACACGTGCGCACGCAGTAACGACGGATGCGAATATGAAAGTCTGCAAGGGAAACGTAAAAGCGTTCCCCATTGTAGAAACCATATTCAAGCACACAGCACTCCCATCAGGGAGTCTACAGACGGGAGACCTAAACATTTTCAAGACCTCAAAAGAAATGGGGTCAAGAATCTGTTCAAGCATCCTTAGTCCAATAGAATCGGAAGCACTAGATAGATCAATCGTGGCGTAATCGCTACGAGAGTTAAATCCAGTACGATCTCGCAAGGATCGCTCGCTACCGAGCTGTGCCAATTCACGATTCTTCTCTTGTTGATGAGCGAAGTCAATTCCAAAGAACTGACGAAGCCTATCTTCGAGAGAGTGTCTAGCCGCCTGCTGAAAAAACATATTTAGCACCGGCTCGATACAAATGACTCGTGAAATGTCGTCGTGTTTCGGAACGAAACAAAGACGATTTCCCTCAACCTTTTTTGCCATACCCCGACGCTCTATGCGGTTTTCCTCCGCTTCGAGCCATAAAGGATATCGAGCAATCAAGGTGGCATATGTGCCATAGAGACTCTCATCAGTGAAGGTTAGGGACGAATCAAACAACTTCGAATAGAAGTTGTTATGATCCGAACCTAAGGATTTACCCGGTCCAACAGCCCCAGATGTTAAGTCTAGGGAGTCGAACAGGATATTTCCTTGCCCTGACGGATTTAAGAACTTATGAACAATAGATTTAAACTCATTGAACAGAAGTTCATCCTCAAGGCTCTTCAACGATAAGGTCCAAGTTGATAGCCGTTCATTTACAGCTAAAAACTTGGCGAGTGCCCGATTGTCGGCCTCTGGGTCAACTCTAGAGATGAATTTCTTCATCAAAGAATCTCTCAGAGCCCTACAAGCGAACGACCTCACTCCCTCTTCTGGTGCATTTTCATGCACAATTAGATGGGAAATGTCGCTATCGAGAGCCACTAAAAGAGCATCAGCGGTAATCCCTTTCATAATGCTACTCCAGTGATTTTCAATTACTTCAGACTCGAGTTGCTAGATCACGAAGATCTATCGCCTCAAAGTCCTGATGATTGAAAAGTTCGCCTAGTCCATTGCAAAATGCACAGGTACAGCAATCATGTTCACCCTGGATCAAAGATCTAAGGTGTTCACGATAAAGTCTGTCTACCTCTTCATCAGGCATTGGACTGGCTCCCTAACGTGCCGGAATGTACGGAATGATCGAACTCATAATGCCTAAAACGGCATCCTTACCAAATAGAAAGGTAAGAAGTGCGACGATTCCGATATAGAAGTAACGGTTGTTTTCCGGATTGGTTGATAACATCAAACCACTCCAGACACCACCGTGTCTCCGATACCTGCAGACTGGGCCCAAAGGGTTCCAATATGCAGAGACAGAGCGGCACGAACGCTCAGATTATCAGCCAGGTCGGCACCAGCTGGTACTTCCAAGATGGTAGTACAGCGAAGCGTCGAGACTGACTGACCCGCAAGAGGTGTGACCCCCTTACGGGTGATAATCTTATGAACGTTGAAGGGAACACTCCTCAGTTGACCAGTCACCGGATCAACCGTCTGCAGGGCCTTAAAGACCTTGGGACGGAAGTAGGTGATGGTAAACGGAGAAGAAACCGAATGAGCAGTGACACCAGTCTGCGTTCCGCCAAGGGCGGTCACCGCATACTGTTTGCCATTGACATCCGGTGCGACATCACTAGCAATAGTATATGTCGGGGCCGTGAGACCAGTCTGGGCACCGCCCGTGACTGGGGTTGAAGGAGCAAAGGACATTGAGTTACCTCAATAAAATGAAGTTACATGAAATGTTCAAGTTCTCTCATCCAAATTCACCTCTATCACTAGAGGTTTCTAAGGAATTTCTCAACACCGCGGCTTTGAGCGAACAATGCACCGATATTTAACCAGTGCAAACTTCCTACAGGAACCTTAAAGTGCAGGTCAGAAAAACCTACACCAGGGGGACTTGTAAGAGGCGTTCGATAGACGTGACGTCGATTGAGCTTGAACGGAGGGCCCACATACGCGTTGATGCTGCTGTCAGAAATCGAGCTAGGTAACACTGAGGCTAATGTAAAGTTATTACAAAAGTCAATGTTAGTAACCCAAGATTCTGTCCACGCGTTGCGAATGATGGTCTTGGAAATCCAAGCGACATCACCGCTCCTCGTAGAGGCAGCATTGATTACGTTCCCAATATTGGAAGCGTAATCAGCTAAAAAGGAGTAAGGAAGCAACTCCCACATAGTCGGTACAAACTCATTAAGGGTCAAACCCAATTCTGAGTGATGTAACGAATCTGAGGAAGAAGCAGCCACTCCCACCTGACCGTAATATTGGACAGAAACCTGTCCTTGCTTACGGTAGGAATGTCCAAAGTTGAAACCACTCGCAGTGGAGGTATAGGAATTAACACCTTGCAGATCCAAGATCTCACCATCCGCACGAGCGAAGAAACGTTGATACGTATCTTCATACTTGTCGGTGATGCGACCGAGGGCCTGTCCGATGTTATCCAAATCTCCCATGAAAGGGCGTAAACCATAGACAGTTTCCAACCAGGCGCCACTTATTGCACGATTAATTTGAGCAGCTGAGGAACCACGGGGGATTTTCTTAAATCCCTTAACGTACTTACCCAGCCCTTTGGTTAATCCTTCATAAGGGTGTTTTAGCATTCTTATAGTCTGACCAAGCTCACCGATGAACGAAAGTCCTTGGAAGGACCGACGTTTGTCAGCAACCTTGTTCAGATATAAGACACGCGCACGGGAATCGGCCAGAGAGTCACTATAAGAAGAGGGATCAGGAGGATTAGCGTCCGGCCAAGTCGGAATAGCACCCCACACATGACAATACTGAGGAACTTTTTTCGTTGACCCAACGGTCGCCTTCCAACTTGCGATAGCAAAAGCTTGTGGTTCTTTCCAAGAATAGTGCGTTCCGGTTAGGAACGTAGTGCTATTTCGGTGAAGCCTCACAAGTTCTCGCCACCTACGAGTTGGATCGACATCCGTGGTACGAGTGTCAGTAAAAGAACGGTTCACGGTGAAGAAATAGGCTTTACGCCCATCATCAACGTGATGTTTATTACCAGCACCCCACCACTCCTCACGAACTCTAAAAGAGTTACGTATGGACTGGGTCCTCGTTTTAGTATCAGTAAGCATGAAACCTCTCTAATAGAGACCATCGGTAGGAAATACCTTACCAAAGGTAAAGTACTCCATAAGGAACGGGCGTCTTTTAAGGGACGCC